AAAGCAACTTGATATGGGAGAGCCTATTGAGCATGAACATACTCAAGATCACAATCTTGCCAGAAATATTGCCCTTCAACATCTTGACGAAATACCAGATTATTATACTCGTTTGAAAAAAATGGAGTCATCTGCAAAAAAAGAACATAAAAAGTTCAAAGATGTAAAAGAAGAAAATAAATCTGGCGATAAAGGATTGCGCGATTGGTTTAATAAATCAAGTGGAAGAGATCCAAAAACCGGAAGAAAAGTTAAAGGATGGGTTCAAATTGGCGGTCCTTTTGCTGGTGCTCCATGCGCTCGTCAAGAAGGACAAACTTCTACACCAAAATGCGGAAGTTCTAAAATGGCAGCAAATTTATCGCCAGAAAAAGAAGAAAAGGCATTTAGAAGAAAAAACAAGCAAGATCCAAATCAACCACAGAAAAGAAACGCTGCAAAACCAACTAACGTAAGAACTGAAGAGATGGATTTACAGGAAAAGAAAAAAGAAGGTAAAAAAGACGCCTGCTATCATAAAGTAAAATCTAAATATGATGTTTGGCCAAGTGCATATGCTTCTGGAGCACTTGTCAAATGTCGCAAAGTTGGTGCAGCAAACTGGGGAACCAAATCGGAGGAAACTATGCACGAAGAAGAAAGATATTGTCCTTTATGCGATAAAAGAGAAACAAGATCCGAGTGCTCTTATGGAGAGAAAGCATGGGATAAAGTTTCTGTTAAAGATGAAGAATATTCAATGGCAAGATCAGAACTCAAAACCATTGAGAATGCAGTAAAGAGACTTAAAGCAAAAGTTGGCAAAGGAGAAGGTGATTTGGAAGCATGGGTACAATCAAAGATCACTAAAGCAGCAGATTATATTGATACTGCAGCGGACTACATTGCAAGCGGAGAAATGACAACTGAAAATGTTGAGCGTGGTCCCATTTTGCCCATGAAAGAAAAAGGTAAAAGAGTTTTTGCTAAAGGTCAACAACCAAGACCAACAGGAGCAAAACTTCCAAAAATCAATAAAGAAGAAACTTTAGTCGATAAAATTCTAGGCGAACTTCAAGAAGAAGATCCTTGTTGGAAAGGATATACTCAAGTTGGAATGAAGAAAAAGGGGGGAAAGCAGGTTCCAAATTGTGTTCCTTCAAAAGGATATGAGGAAGAAGTTGTTCATGAACGTGCGGATTTTTGGCATCCAGACCCAGAACAAGATCGCAAACTAGGTGGACCTGGAGCAAATCAACGGGCCCGTGAAGATAGTATTGCATCTAAATCTACTTCTACTTCAAAATCTGATAATAAATTAAGACCAGGTGAGTCTTATATGCAATTTGCTAAGCGCAAAGCAGCGGAAAGAATGAAGGAAGATGTAACAATCGAGGATGTCGATGGAAATACTTTTGCCGAAATAATTGATATAATAAAACCAGAACCAATTAAAGGATTTAAGTCCCAAGTAAGTGAGGCAACAAGACTCCAAGCACAAACTGGAAATGTAATCGCCGTCACTCTTTCTTGGAGAGGGAAATATTATTCTCTTAAAATGTTTTTCCCTCAAGTTAAGACTCCAACAAGAAAAGAAATCAATGATGAACTTCAAAAAGTTTATCCAGGTTCTAATGTAGTTTATCATTCAATCTCAGAAATTCAACCCGGACAACCATTGATTCAAGCGTTTGGTCCTCAAGGAGGTAGTTCCGCTAAACCAGGTTCAAATATAAACTACGTCAAACCAATGGGAGAAGAAGTTGAGTTGGAAGAAGAAGGTCCCCCTCTGTCTGTAGGTAGGGGAGAAAAACTTCCTGTAAGTAGAGGTGGAGGTCTTACTAAAAAGGGAAGAGAAAAATATAATCGTGCTACGGGATCTAATTTGCAGGCACCTGTAACTGGAGATGTAAAACCTGGTAGTGCAGCAGCAAAAAGACGTAAAGCATTTTGCTCTCGTAGTAGAAGTTGGGATGGAGAAAGAGGATTAGCAGCAAGAAGACGTTGGAATTGTAATTAATTTTTTAGAGGTTCGTTATGGCAAATAATGATGTTTATCTTGGTAATCCGCTATTAAAAAAAGCGAATACCACTCATGAATTTACTGAAGAGCAAATTATTGAGATTGCAAAATGTATGGAAGATCCCGTATATTTTGCAAAAAATTATGTAAAAATTGTAACCCTTGATCATGGATTGCAACCTTTCAAGCTGTATCCTTTTCAAGAGAAACTTGTAAGAAGATTCCACGAGCACAGATTTAATATCTGCAAAATGCCCCGTCAGACGGGAAAAAGTACTACTGTAGTATCTTTCCTATTACATTATGCCGTGTTTAATGATAATGTGAATATTGGCATTCTTGCAAACAAAGCAGCAACAGCAAGAGAACTCTTAGACAGACTGCAGACCGCTTATGAAAACTTGCCGAAGTGGATGCAACAAGGAATTATATCGTGGAACAAGGGTTCCTTGGAACTGGAGAATGGAAGTAAAATCTTGGCTGCTTCTACTTCTGCTTCTGCAGTTCGTGGTATGTCATTCAATATTCTATTTTTGGACGAATTTGCGTTCGTTCCCAATCACATCGCAGATTCATTTTTTGCATCAGTATATCCGACAATTACTTCAGGTAAAAACACAAAAGTAATTGTTGTATCTACCCCACACGGTATGAATCATTTCTACCGAATGTGGCATGATGCTGAGAAAGGAAAAAATGAATATATTTTTACGGATGTTCATTGGAGTGAAGTTCCAGGAAGAGACAATGAATGGAAAGCACAGACTATTGCAAACACTTCAGAACAACAATTTAAAGTTGAATTTGAATGCGAATTTTTGGGATCGGTAGATACTCTTATTGCACCATCAAAACTTAGAAGTCTCGTTTATGACCACCCTAAGACCCGTAGTGCAGGTTTAGATGTATATGTAGATCCTATTGAGAACCATGACTATTTGATCACTGTGGATGTTGCTAGAGGGGTTGGAAATGATTATTCAGCATTCACTGTTGTTGATATAACTGAGTTTCCTCATAAAGTAGTTGCAAAGTACAGAAATAATGAAATTAAACCGATGCTTTTCCCAAGTATAATTGATGAAATTGGGAAGAGTTATAACGAAGCATATATTTTGTGTGAAGTTAATGACGTTGGAGATCAAGTAGCAAGTATTCTTCAATATGACTTAGAATATAAAAATCTTCTAATGTGCTCTATGAGAGGTAGAGCTGGTCAGATTGTTGGACAAGGATTTAGTGGTAAGAAAACCCAACTTGGAGTAAAGATGTCCAAGACAGTAAAAAAAGTTGGGTGCCTCAATCTTAAAACTATGATTGAAGAGAATAAATTATATTTAAACGATTATGAGATAATTTCAGAATTAACTACATTTATTCAGAAACATAATTCATTTGAGGCGGAAGAGGGATGCAACGACGACCTCGCAATGTGTCTGGTGATTTATGCTTGGTTAGTTGCACAAGATTATTTTAAAGAACTTACAGATCAAGATGTGAGAAAAAGATTATATGAAGAGCAGAGAAATCAAATAGAACAAGATATGTCTCCGTTTGGGTTTGTATCTGACGGATTAGATAGTGGTAGTTTTATTGATAATGATGGGGATAGGTGGTATGTTGATGAATATGGAGACAGGTCTTATATGTGGGAATATATGTAATGGATCTAGATAAACAAATAAAACTTGGACATTTGTTGTTAGTAGATAGAAAATGTAGAGTTTGTGGGGAGGTTAAGAATTTAATAGATTCTTTTTATAGGACAAGAAAAGACAGGGGACCGGTTACATCTTCATACTCATATGAGTGTAAAGAATGTACCATAAAAAGAATTTGTAGTAGAAAAAATATAATAGAAAAAAATTTAAAATGGGAATATCCTGATTGGTAAATATTCACGTCAGGTTTCCCCTGTGTAAAGTATATTTTTAATAAATATTTTTTAGATAAACTGAGACTTTACGGAGAAAAACATGGCGACTCCTCAATTATCTCCAGGCGTACTCGTCAGAGAGGTTGATTTAACAGTAGGAAGAGCTGATAATGTTTTAGATAATATTGGTGCGATTGCAGGACCTTTTCCAATCGGACCAGTTGATTACCCAATTGATATCACTACAGAGCAAGACTTAATCAACGTATTTGGAAAACCACTCTCGACAGATTCCCAATACGAATACTGGATGAGTGCATCATCATATCTTTCATATGGTGGCGTTCTAAAGGTCGTAAGAACTAGTGGCACATTACTAAACAATGCAAACGCAGGTGTTGGTGCAGCATCAACCGCTTCTTTGGATATTGACAACTACGACGATTACATCAACAATCACTCAGAAGGAAACAACTTCACTTATGCTGCAAAGAACCCAGGTTCTTGGGCAAACAACATGAAGGTTTGCTTCATTGATGATTATGCTGACCAAACTATTGGCATTGCTACAACCAATCCTTCTGCTTTAGGAGCATTGATTGGATATGGTGTTACTACAGCTTTAACAAATGCCACTTTACCTGGGGCAGGTTCTACGTCAGTATTTAATGGATACTTAAAGGGAATTATTGTTGGCGTAACAACAGATGCTACGAATAGCAATTCCACTATCGATGTCAAAATTCTTTCCAGAGTTTCTGTTGGCGGAACAGAAACAAGAATTAGTTATGCAGAAGGAAGCACTTATGCGGCATTTGCTTCTGGCAATTCTTTAAGATTCGTCAATAATTCTGGAGCAACGCAGTCTGGTATTGCAACAGTAGCATCAATTTCAGACTGGTATAATGACCAAACTCTTGGTTTAACTAATACTACAATTTATTGGAAATCAATCGCTCCAAAACCAGGAACAACAAGATATGCATCTGAAAGAAATTCACATAATGATGAACTTCATGTTGTAGTTGTTGATGATCTTGGAACTATTACCGGAAATCAAGCAACACTTCTTGAAAAGCATATTGGTCTTTCTAAAGCATTAGACGCTGTTTCTGCCGTAAATTCTCCACAGAAGATATGGTATGAGCAATATCTTGCAGACTTCTCTTCTCAGATTTATGCAGGAGGAAATCCATCAAGCGCAGTCGATTCTCATTGGGGAACATCACCAAGAGCAACTGGTTTTACAACATATTCTGGCGTTCCATCTGCTTCATTTGCAGTAGTTCCAACTGCAAATGGTCTATGGGGTCTGAATGCACAGGACGTAACTTTCAGTGCTATTGGAAATAAGACTTATACCTTAACTGGTGGTGTTGATTATTCTGCCTCGGGTGGAATGAAGCCAACGTTAGGAAATCTTGTGACCTCATACAATTTATTCTCAAACAAAGATGAGATTCAAGTTGATTATCTGATTATGGGTCCTGGATTTGATAGTCAAACGGATTCTCAGGCAAAAGCACAACATCTAATTTCTATTGCGGAACAAAGAAAAGATTGTGTTGCTGTAATTGGACCCCACAGAGCAGATCTGATTAATATTACAAATACAACAACACAAACAACAAATCTCATCAAGTACTTTAGTTCTCTAAACTCTTCATCATATGCGGTGTTTGATAGTGGATATAAGTATACTTACGATAGATTTAATAACAAGTTTGTATATATTCCTTGCAACGCTGATGTTGCAGGTCTAATGTGCCGCACCAATATCGTTGCATATCCTTGGTTCTCTCCTGCTGGACAGCAAAGAGGAATTATTAATAATGCAATCAAACTTGCATATAATCCAAATAAGGCCCAAAGAGATCAACTCTATCCACAGAGAGTCAATTCAATTGTAACTCAACCTGGTATTGGAACTCTTCTTTTTGGAGATAAAACTGCTCTTGGATATGCATCTGCATTTGACAGAATCAATGTTCGTCGCTTGTTCTTAACAATTGAACAAGCACTACAAAGAGCTGCTCAAGCACAACTGTTTGAACTGAATGATGAACTGACCAGAGCAAACTTTAAGAATATTGTTGAACCTTATCTTCGCGATGTTCAAGCAAAGAGAGGACTTTACGGATTCTTCGTTGTTTGTGATACAACAAACAACACTCCAGATGTTATTGATAATAATGAATTTAGAGCGGATATTTTCTTAAAACCAGCAAAATCTATCAACTACATAACTCTTACTTTTGTTGCAACTCGTACAGGAGTAAGTTTTGAAGAAGTTGCAGGTACTGTTTGATATTATTATTCAATAAATAACCTAAGGAGGTAACGACCGTGGCAAGACTCAAAACAATCTCTCAATTTAAGAGTGCTCTAAGTGGTGGTGGTGCTCGCCCCAATCTATTTGAAGTTGAATTAACAACTTTCCCCACCGGAATTAGTTGGGATGCTGATAAATTTAAGTATCTCTGCAAAGCAGCTGCTCTACCTGGATCAAACGTTGCAAGTATAGATGTTCCTTTTAGAGGAAGAACTTTTAAAGTTGCAGGCGACAGAACCATTGATGCTTGGACTGTAACTATTATTAATGATGAAGACTTCAAACTCAGAAGAGCATTTGAATCTTGGACTGAACTGATTGCAAAACTTGATAATAACTTGGGCGCAACAAATCCGGGAGCATATATGAGTAATGCAACTGTTTATCAACTCGGAAGAGGTTCTCAGATAAACAGTACTACTAATGCAGGTGCAGATAGTTCAGTTTTAGCTGCTTATAAGTTTGTTGATATTTTCCCAACAAGCGTATCGCCAATTGATTTATCTTATGATAGTGGCGATACCATTGAGGAATTTACCGTAGAATTCCAGGTTCAATCCTACGAAATTATAAATTCAGCGACAGCATCTAAAGTCTGATAAATAGACAAAAGGCAACGAACAAAATAAATTATGGCAAGATTATTTGGATTCTCTATTGACGATAACGAACCACTATCTCCAAGTACAGTCAGTCCTGTTCCTCCTAATAATGAGGATGGGACTGACCACTACCTGAGTAGTGGTTTTTTTGGTTCTTATGTAGATATTGAAGGTGTATATAGAACAGAGTTTGACTTAATTAAAAGATATCGTGAGATGGCACTTCATCCAGAATGCGATAGTGCTATTGAAGACATTGTAAATGAAGCCATTGTATCGGATACAAATGATACTCCTATTGAAATTGAACTTTCAAATTTGAATGCTAGTGACGGAATTAAAACTAAAATTAGACAGGAATTTAAATATATTCTTTCTCTTTTAGATTTCGATAAAAAATCTCATGAAATTTATAGAAATTGGTATATTGATGGAAGACTATACTATCATAAAGTGATTGATTTTAAGAATCCTCACGAAGGAATTCAAGAATTGCGTTACATAGACCCAATGAAGATGCGGTATGTAAGGCAACAGAAAAAATCCGAAAAAGATAAGTATAGATTGTCAAATGTTAATAGCGACAATCCAATGGATTTTGAATTTCCTCAGATTGAAGAATATTTTGTTTATAGCCCAAAATTAACATATCCAACAGGAAATCCATCTTCTATGGGAGGATCTCAGGGCATCAAAATGTCTAAAGATTCTATTACATATTGCACTTCTGGTCTAGTAGATAGAAATAAAGGATCAACACTTTCATATTTACATAAAGCAATTAAGTCTCTTAATCAACTTAGAATGATTGAGGACTCTCTTGTAATTTATAGATTGTCTCGTGCTCCAGAAAGACGTATTTTTTATATTGATGTTGGCAATCTACCCAAAGTAAAGGCAGAACAATATTTGCGCGATGTGATGATGCGTTATCGCAATAAACTTGTTTATGATGCTTCAACAGGAGAAATTCGCGATGATAAAAAGTTTATGGCAATGCTTGAGGACTTCTGGCTTCCAAGAAGAGAGGGTGGTAGAGGTACTGAAATCTCAACTCTTCCTGGAGGTCAGAACCTTGGAGAAATTACAGATATTGAATACTTTAAGAAAAAACTTTATCGTTCATTAAATGTTCCCCCATCAAGAATGGATGGAGAAGGTGGATTTAATCTTGGAAGATCTTCTGAGATTCTTCGTGATGAAGTTAAGTTCAGCAAATTTGTTGCTCGCTTAAGAAAGAGATTCTCATATATGTTCCATGATATGTTGAGAACTCAATTGATTCTTAAAAATATCATAACCCCACAAGATTGGGATACTATGGAAGAACATATTCAATATGACTTCCTCTATGATAATCACTTTGCAGAACTTAAGGATGCAGAACTTCTTAATGAAAGATTGAATATGGTTCAGGTTGCAGAACCTTATGTTGGAAAGTATTTTTCCCAAGATTATTTGAGAAGAAAGATTCTTCGTCAAACTGATGAAGAAATTATTGAGCAAGATAAGATTATGAAAAAAGAAATTAAAGATGGCATTATTCCAGATCCCAATATGCCAATAGATCCAAATACCGGAATGCCTCTTGGTCCAGAAACTGCAGGAATGGATTTGGGACAACCCGTTATGGAACCAGAAATTAACCCATCTATAACAGAGCCAAATGCGAAAGTAGCAGAGATGCCTAAGGGTGGAGAGATATAAATAAAGAAAATTACTTAGGTATTAAAAATGGATGACCTTCTTGATATGATTGTTTCGGACGAATCACCTTCACAAATCAGCGACAAGATTAAAGAACTTCTTTTTACAAAGTCGGCGGAAAAAATTGATGAATTTCGTCCTGCAGTATCAAATTTAATGTTTAATGGAGACTCCGAAGAAGTAGAGGAAGAATGAAATCATTCAAGGAATTCATCTCAGAATCAGTAAATATTTCTGGAAATTTTAACGGAAATCTTTATATCAATTCAAACCAACCAGAACAACAACAAGTTGGTGAAGAATATGTTGCAGATATTTTATGGAAAGGTAGTCTTTATCGAATGGAATTAATATCTAAAACTGGAATTCCTTCAAACAGAGATTTGGGAGAACAACTGCAGAATGATTATCCAGGAGCTGTTGTACAACAGATTTATCCAGTAGAAGAAAAGAATTTAAATATCAAAAACGCAAGAAGATATCACCCATCAAAACTAGAGTGGATTGATTAATGGCTCAGTGGAATATAACAACACAAGATTATTTAAATCAAGAGAGAAGTCTCTTTGAGGTTAATGGTGTTGCAACTAGAGATGGTAAAATTGTAGATGAACTCAATAGATTTCCAGTAACCATAAACTCAGATGCTTTTGGAAGAACAAGAGTATCAAATCCACTTACACTTTTTGATAGTTCTCACAGGTATAGAGACAATAATCTTTGGGATAGTTTGATTGTAGGAACTGGTTCTACAGTTGGATTTGTAACTACACAAGGTTTAATTAATATAGGTATTGGAACTACAAGTGGTTCATCAGTTGTCAGAGAAACCACAAAGGTATTCTCATATCAACCAGGAAAATCATTACTAGTATTGAATACTTTTGTAATGAATTCTCCAAAGGAAAATTTAAGACAAAGAGTTGGATATTATGGTGCCGATAATGGAATTTACCTCCAAGTTTCTGGTATTGGAAGCACCTCAATAAGTTTTGTAGAAAGAAGTCTATCAACTGGAACAGAAACTATAGTTCTACAACCATCCTGGAATATTGATAAGTTAGATGGAACTGGTATTTCTGGATATACATTAGATATTTCCAAAGCACAAATTATGTGGACTGACATTGAATGGTTGGGACTTGGAACTGTAAGAGTTGGATTTGTAATTGATGGTAAGTTTATTCATTGCCATTCTTTTCATCACGCAAATATTATCCAATCAACTTATATCACAACTGCATCATTACCTTTGAGATACGAGATTGCAAATACTGGAATTACAACAAGTTCAAGTGTTCTCAAACAAGTGTGCTCTTCTGTAATTTCTGAAGGTGGTTATGAATTGCGTGGATTGCAACAGGCAGTACAAACTCCAATTACTGCACCAGTGGATTTACCAACTCCAGCAGGAACTTTTTATCCAGTTATTTCTATTCGTCTTAAATCTTCTCCCAATAGATTAGATGCGATTGTTATTCTAACAGCACTATCATTAATGGGAACTGGAAATGGTCCCGAATATAATTGGCAAGTAAGAGCATCTGCAACTACAAC